CCTACAAGCCGAACTCTTCCACCTCCTCCTGCTGCTTTTGCACACAAACTTCCTGAGCCTACTGTGATATTTGCAGCATACTTAGCTGAGCATTCAACTCCACTAACTGTTAAAAATAATTTGGTTCCTGCAACTGCTTCTGCAGAGCCTGTTGAAGTTATGACTTCAGTCATTGCACTACCAAAAACATCCGTTCCTGTAATTGTACAAGTTTTTGCATTATCACCTGTACCTGTAGTCGTTACTGTTACGTTTCTAGCACCACCACCTAAAAAAGTAGTAGCTGCCATAGTCGCTGATGTATCTGGTCTAGCTGCTGTAACTAAACGGTCTGGGTCTGCTGCGTTCTCATCAGTTATAAACGCCACTTGTACGTCTGATCCTGCCATTCTAATCTCCTATAATGGTAGGGGGGAACAAGTCCCCCCTGATAAATTATTGCAAGTTCATATAAACTAAAGAGTACTCGGTGTTAGCTCTTGCAGCCATAACTTCACCAATTTCAGTGAGCAGGTTATCAGTAGCAGGAGCAACGCCACCTGCTGTACCGCCTGAACGGACACAGATATTACCGACAACTACTGTACCAACGCTGAGAAGTGCTTGTGGACCAGATACAGTAAACCAACCATAATAACTGGCTTGCATATCAATAAGTGTTGCACCCATGACAACACCTGTTTCTGCTGCAGGAGCAACAATCAAACCTGTGTATGGATTAGCAATAAGTGAAAGTTCTGAAGATGTAGTTATTGCAGTAGCTAGTTCATCATAAGTTGTGATCACAACGCTAGGATCAGCAGAGTGATCATGAGCAGGGTTTGACTTTACCCTCATTGTTTGACCTTCACCTGCTGCATCGTTTACCCAAAGATAACCATCTGCATATTGGTTTAAAGTCATGTCAGTATCACCTGATGTTTCAACAGAAATAGCTGTTTGTCCTGCTGCAACTCCTGCTGTTCCTGTCATGTTGGTGTGGTTTGCAATAACTGCTGCGTGTTGTACGAGCTTTCCTGCTGTAACCGCTCCTGCACCCATCTGACCATAACGGAAAACATTATTGCCGTAATGAAGTTCAGCACCTAATGGGAATAATTGTGTTGAGCTTTCAGCATATGGATTAACAGTGCCATATTGACTGCCACCTTTACCAACAAGTAAATCAGCGGGACCATAACCTGTCGCAGCAGCGTATTGGACGTGACCACCTGCTGTATTGAAAATGTTACCTGCAGAGTTTACGACAAAACCCTCAGTATCTGCCCCTGTAGAAGCATTAGTTGTAATGGATTTAAAACCGTTTTGAGAACGGACGGCTCCGCTAAAAGTTGTATTACCCATGTTTGTCTCCTTGTCTGGGTTATGTCAACCGCATTATGCGATTGTCAAGGAATATACTCATCTTACATAAAAAAAGAGCAGCTGACAAGCTGCTCTTTTCATTGTTATCAAAGCTGATATTACGCTCCTGGAGAACCAAACACACAACGTGGGTCTGAAACACCAAAGCTGTAACGCTCACGAGCTTTATATCGCACGTTGCCAGTATCAAAATCGCCTTCCATAGAAGTTTTGACAGGACTACGCTCAAAATGTTTAAAGCCGTTAGGTGCGTCCGTTTTAATGAAAAATGCGTCAGTGTCAGTTAGGAAGTGGTTTACTACATAACCGTCTGGCAACATTCCCATGTTACGAAGTGCGTTGATGTCATTGTCTGCTGTTCCTGTGCGAAGATTACTAGCCATCAAACGTTCAGCTACAAACTGAAGTGAAGATGGGATAATCATCTTACGCCCTTGCAGAGCAATTTTTAGTCCACGCTCATCAATAAATGCAGCGATGTCAATTAACGACTGCTCTAAAGATGTTTCGTTAAGGTCAGCAGCAGTAGACAACTCGTTACGGAAATTACCGCCACCATTAGTAGGGTGGTCAGTCGCACAAAGTTCTTTACCGTCGCCAAAAGTTACTGAGCTATCAAACGCATTGTTTAATACCGCAGCAGCCTTGACCTGCTTAGTGTTTGACATAGACCGAGCCAAAGCACGAGTGTAACGAGAACTGAGTCGGTCGTAAAGGTTATCCTCTACAGCTTCTTCTGTAATCGCAAACGCAAGAGCTATTGTCTCATGTGTATATCGAGCCGTAAATGACTCATTTGCTGTGTCAAATGAAACTGCGGAGCCTTCCCCTTTAACAGGAGCAGCACCAAAGCCACTTAACATTACTTCTTCTTCAAACGCTCTGTCTGAAGATTCAGTTTCGTAAATCTCGGCGTGTTCATTGTCATACCGATCATACTCCAGTCCGAATAGAGCATTAAGTCCAGGCTCTAATTCCTTAAGGAGTTGGGATCTTGCTATAGCCATATCTTATCTCCTTATATGCCAGTTGTAGCAACATGGAACGGTAGATTTAGTTTAACTAAAGCTACAACTCCTGCTGCTGCGTAATCAATGCTTGGAACATCTTTAAAACCAACAACTCTAAAATTGTCAGTATTAGTTGTTGCACCTGCGGAAGCTACTGAAATCTCACCACTTGAGATACCATTTGCTTGCTCTGATCCAAATCCTGTGCCTTCGGCATTTCCGTGGATTAAAGCTGTAGCTGTAACTAAGTTTGTTAAACTTGCATCGCATTGAACTTCATAAACCTGATGTGGATCATCATAAACAAACACAGTAGCTTCTGTGCCTGATTTTAATGAAGATGTCCCAGGATAGCTATTATCAAAGACGGGTTTGCCCGTCAGATCGGTATATTGACAACCTGCCATAACACCAAGAATCGCCACTGAACCACCGTCCGCTGCACTTACATCGACAAGACCGTTAGCCAGAGGAATTACCATGTCACCTTGAAAAATAGAACTAGATGATCCTGCTGTACCGTTGATCTGCACTTTGTAAGACGTTAAACCGTTTCCGTTCGGTGTTGACCCTAATTTGTTATGAGGTCTCAACCCAAAAGGTGAATCTGTATTCGCCATGGATTAGTCTCCTAAAAATTACTCAGAGGTTTTGTCCCCTCCGAAGGTTACACGAGATTGCCTATCAGGTTTGCTAATAGGCATGGATGGGTGATTTTCCCTCATAAGATCGTTGTCAACTGCATCCATTTGGTCTTGAGTTTGACCTCGGAAGTAAGCTGATCGTTGACTAACTGTTTCTTTAGGGATTCTTGCGAGCACTAAACCGCCAACTCCAATAACACCTGCGTGTTTACCGTCTTGGACGGTAGGAGCTTCAAATTCAGGATACTCATCAGCACGAACTAATTCAAAGCCTTCGCGAAGCCGAGCAGAAAGGTTCTTTTTATCATCAAAGCCCATGACTGATTCACGGACCCATCGATGAACGTAGCCCTCTGGAGGGTCTGGAGCGTCTAATTGCGACGGGGGTGTCCACGGTTTATTGCGGACGGTTTTTTCCCTTGTTTGGGAAGAGCGTGGGCTTCTATCATTCATAATTTTATCCTCACGTATTCTGCATACGAGCTTTTTGTCTCGCATATTGTTCATAAGATACACCAAGTTTATCGGCGATTGCAACCTCAGATTTCGTCAATTGTATCTTTTGTTTGCCTTTTTTCTGCCCACCACGACTTGCGGAGGCAACAACAGGACCACTTTGCCGAGTGGCACCACCAAATTTATGAGGGAACTCTTGCCTAATTCGCCTATCAACCTCAGCATAGTAGTCATCACTATGCGGATCAAACCCTTCGCCTTCCACTAAAGTTTTGTGGATAGAAAAAGCAGTCAGGGTCATAGGCTCATCTGTGCCGAACCAGTCATTTTTATCTGCCCATGCCGTAGCTTTAGGATCAGGTGGGGCAGGTTGTTGTTGCTGTTGCATCGGTTGTTGAACAGGAACAGGTTGTTGAGCTCGTTGCTCTTGCTGTTGCTTTACCATCGCAAGCTTGTCATTTTGCGAGGCTACATTAGCCAGTTGTCTTTGAGCTTCTACTTGACCATCAACATCGCCTCTATCAATAGCTTCTTTCAAAGTATTTCTATAAAGTTGATCTTGTAACTGTACTCTATTTTCAAACTCTTTAACAAATGAGTTATCTAAAGAAAGATTTTTCTTTTGGTTTTCTTCAAGCTCTTTTTTAGCAGACTGTGCGTATTGCAAAGCTGCCTGTTCACGACGCTCCGCTTCACGCATTTTAGCTGTAAGCTTGCTGATTCGTTTTTTAACCCCTTCGCTATACTGCTCTAGTTCATCACCAGATTGTTCTGGTTTTGATTCAACTTCAGCTTCAGCTTGAGGTTTTTCTTGCTCATCGGTTTCAAGAACTTCGACTTCAATTTCGTCGGTTTCCTTTTCTTCGACCTCTTGGTCTTGTTTTTGTGCTGCTTGTGGCATGGTTACTCCATGTAATTAAAGGTGCAAAATATCATCAGGGCTATTAATGCGAGCTATTATCTCGTCATCATTAAGAATGCGGACTTCTCCACCCTCGATTTTGAATCTACTTCCCGCATATCTGCCGAACAATACCCAATCCTTTTCTTGACACCAAGGAGTAGCATCTTCGCCAAATTTATTAGAGTCTTGGTACGCTAATGGACCAACTCTCAATACATAACCACATACAGTGGCAACGGCTTCGCGTTCTCTAATTTCATCAGGAACAATTATACCGCCTGTTGTTTGTTTCTTGCCTTGAAACGGCAATATCAAAAGACGCCAACCTGTAGGTTGGGGTAATTTATCTAAGGCACTTTCGGTAAGTTTAGAAGGTTCTAAGTATCTATCTTCTGATGATACATAGGCTTTTTCGAGCTCGCCTTCTTCTTTTTGTTTTTCTTTTTTGTTGTTCTTAGCAATATAATCTGGCACATATAGTGTTTTAGTCATCTTTGTTCACCTTATTTAGCAGGTCTTTTAAATCCTGTTCTGTTTTAGCAAGCTCATCAAGCCGAGCTCGTAGTTCTTTAAACGAAGTAAAATCTGTTACAGGACCAAAACATAAAGATTCTTGTATCAGACTTTGCCTATCACGAACATTTTTAAGCATATTCTCATAAATGTAAAGCTCATTCATGCCAATAACTCTAGAGCTTTTTCTCGGGTCTCAAGGTTTCTGCGTGACCACCCTTTGCCAAACGTATCAAATGTTTTCAAACCTTCGTAAAACCCCTGCCGTTTATCGTGCATTTTTTCTATCATTTCTTTAGGGCTGTGCTTTTCCACAAGCTTTAAAGTCTGCGGACCAATACCCCCATCTTGGGTTGCTCCTATAATTCCCTGCAAAGCTTTAGCACTACGTCCTGGACCTGAGTTTACAGCCCAATCAAAAACAGACCAGTCTAAACCACTAGGCAAATCATCACATTTACATTTGTTCCAGTAATCATTTCTGTAAATAGGACCTACTTGTTCAACAGTAAGGTCACGCATTTCTTGCTCGGAAACAATTCTGCCAACCCATTTTTCATAAACTCTTTTAGTAACGCCAAGGTTAGTTATACCTCCAGGATCTCTAGGGTGATTTACGAAACCGCCTTCATGATGTAAAAGCATCTCTAAACATTTGTCAAAGTTATCTTTCACTTTGTTAATCCTTTTTGTTTCTCATAAGTTCTTAATCCACCTAAACCAAGCATACCCATCAACACCGTCATTAAGCTACTCATATCAAATTCAGGCAAAGGGGGTATAGTCGCTCCTGAAAGACCAACTGAAAACAAAATTAAAGGGGTCAAAATAAAATGATACAACAAAGCAACGCCACATATCCATCCTACAAAAGGTCGCCAACCCCCCTTGAATAAACTACCAGACGCAGCCTCTGCTTTGTTTATTTCTAGCTGTGCGAGCAGAGCTTGTTGGGCATGGGTATCGGACATCGTGGCAATTTCGTGTGCCAATTTAGCCTTCATGTCAGAGTCAGGAATCACCTTGTCTAAAATTCCAGACACAGGACCAATTAAAGAAGTAATTAAACTCATTTTTGTTTCCTTAAGAGAGTTTCTTTTTCAGCCACATGACCAAAGCAAACACAGTAAGACCGTAAATGGTAGCTACGCCAATATCTAACAAATGCTCGCGCATATGGTAAATAAATTCGATCCCTGCTTCAATATCACTCGAGCCACCTGTCCCAATGTTTATTGTTTTAGTCCCTATTGTGGAAGCTTGTTGCTCAATGATAATATCATTATCCATTTGATCTGCCGTTTTTCAAAACTTTTTTAAGTTTTTTAGCTTGACCTGCGTGTAAGTTAGAAGCTTTGTTCAAACCCTTTATAACTTTTTTGACAGTTTTCCTTTTTGAGCTAGTCAACTTTACCATTTTATTTCTCCATTTTTATATTAGAAGCTTTTTTATCAGCTTTTGCAGAATAAGCATTAAATCCCATAAACGCAGCCACAACACCCGAAGCAGCAATAACATAAACACTCGCAATATCTGTAATAAGTGAAGCAGCCTTATCAAAACCTAAAACAGAAGCAAGCAAAATAATAAACGGATAAATTAACATACCCATCAACGCCATGCCTGTAAATCTACGTTCGGCGTTACGTTTTAAATCACGATCGATAACTTCAAGTCTACGGTCTTCAAGCTCTAACTTATCCCACTCATAACGGTCGATTTTACCATTATTGTCTAAATCTGCTTTATCAAATTCTGTCATACATTACCTATTTTAATCTCTCTTCGAAAGTTTCAACAGGAATTTTCTTTCCTGTAAAGTTTTCTAAAATTTTTCTTGCATCTCTGCCAATAGGAGTATTTTCTGATACAAAAGGGTTTTCTGTAATTCTTTCTACTAGATATTTTACATTATAATCGTGTACGTTTTTACTTCTGCCCTTTGGTTTTGTGTTGATTTGTTTTAAAAAATTATCTAAAACATCAGGATGCAAAAATCCATTATTGTCTGCAAGTTCGTCTGCAACAAACTTTAGTTCCAACCTGCTCATATTTTCAAACATTTCTTTTACCGCTTGTTTTTCTGACGCATCAAGCACTTTGTTAAAAGAATTTCCTTGTTTATCTGTTATAGGTTTACCTTTGTCATTTAATTTTCTAAATACGGTATCTACTGTTCCTCGCATTTCAAACAATAATTCCATTGCTTCATCTTCTAACTCACCTTGAAGATTTTTGCTAAGTTTTTCACCTGACTCTAACCACTTCACTTCTTCTGAAATACTTTCTGCCATTTTATTGTCATATTTTTTCATTAAAGATAACGCCTCTTTAATCCCCCCAACTACTGCAGGAGAGGCTTTAACCGCTTTAGCTGTTTTCGTTACAGGCAGTATTTCCTCTATTCCTCTAACAGCAGGAACTGCAGATAAAATTCCTACTGCTCCTGCTTTTTTCATAAAATCTCTTTTACTCGGGTCAGCAATTTTTACGGCTTGTTGTGCAACATCATCAGGAGCTCCTA